AACAGAAGAACTTTTCAAGAATCAACATAATAACGTTGAAAAATACCTGGCAAGTATCGATCAAACCTACATGGATGTTTCTAAATATGTCTACCCCACCGATATATGCCAGTTTTGTCATCAGGGCGAAATGATTCCTATTGAAAGCGAGGGGATTATGGTGTGTAATCAGTGTGCAAAGCAGGTTGTATTTCTTATCGACAATGAGAAACCATCATACAAAGAACCGCCTAAAGAGGCGTGTTTTTACGCGTATAAGCGCATCAACCATTTTCGAGAGATTCTTGCGCAGTTCCAAGCGAAAGAGACGACATGCATACCTGATAATGTGCTCGAAAGCATTAAACAGCAAATCAAGAAGGAGCGGATTGAAATCTCTCAATTCACCGATAAGAAAGCGAAAGAAATCATGAAGAAACTGGGATTTAATAAATATTACGAACACATTCCATTTATTAAAGATAAGCTGGGGATCAAACCACCCGTTATGACGCCCGACCTGGAAGACCGGTTGTGTAACCTCTTTATGGAAATCCAGGGACCGTATGCGAAGTTTTGCCCGGATGACCGTGTGAATTTCCTGAATTATTATTATACCGTGTACAAGCTGTGCGAGTTACTGGGGCGTCGTGAGTTCTTGCCGTTCTTTCCAATGTTGAAAGATCGAGAGAAACGGATCGAACAAGATCAGATTTGGAAGAAGATATGTATTGAGCTCGATTGGGAGTTTATAGCGACGCCTTAATCAAACCGTACCTGCGTCTGATTCATCATCACCGTCGGCTATTCAAGTATAAGTTCATACGACTTTTCAAATGTATTTGTTCGCTTGTCGAATATTCAGAATATTTCATTTGTATTGTAAACTGAAAATAAATAATTTTATGTATAGTTATTACACCGATATTTTCGCCCATGTTTCCGGAAACATGTCACGCGTATCATGTGGTACACCTGGTCCAAACCAAAGACTCGGATAATATACAACCTTTTCCCGGTTCGCATTCAAATATGCACCCCACCAACTAAACGTGCTATTCGCAATAATATTATGATCACATACACTCATTAATAGTATTTGATGCCAATCAGCAATTGTATCGCGTACAAAATGAAATTGAATATCACGGCCATTTGTCACGTTTGATCCTCTATTACACCGGTTCTTTACATCAGCCATATGCTTCAAAACAATATCCTTATCACATGGTTCGTAAAAAACAAGAAACGTATACAATGTATTTTTGTCTTCATTGGCGGATATCATATGATCAATTGCACGACAATAATAGTCTACTGTCATCAATGGATGAATATTCGGGTAATGTAAATAGTCGCCTATCCGAAAGTGCATACTAACTAATGTACGTTGCTTATTCGGATTCCCGCTATATTCATTACTCCACAATTCATTTCCGTAAAGGTGTTTGATCCAATTTTGCTGTTGTTTTAACTGTATGATTTCACATACCTCCGCATATTTATCTGCAAAATATCGATGACTTTGAAAATACCCGTGAAGTCGAAGTGGTTTCGGATATTTTACGGTTTCAGTTGGCGTTGCCGTATAATGAAACCCGATTTCTTCCCATCGTGGCAGTGATTGAAACATTCTCTCAGTAACATCGGTTGACGGCGTGAGATATTTTCTCAATCCGCGAAATATGGTTGACCAGAATGTATAACGCGGATACCCGGCTGTTCCTTCTAATTCTTCGTGTTGCATAAAAAAGAATGTGTCTTTATTACGTAGTGCTGTCGCGATTGTCGTGAATATTTGAAACAGTTGGTTACCCAATCCTCCCATAATTGTAATTGTTATCATAATGATTGTCGTATAATATTATCATGTGTGAATCATTTTTAAGTTAATTATTAATTGTAAATAAATCGGTATAAATAATATCTGTTCATTATATTATTTACGTTTCTAAAATTATCGCTCATTCGATGCTTCGTACATTTTCAGATATAAAACACACGATGTATATCAATCTGGATTCCCGGAATGACCGACGCGAATTATTTGAAAAGCAGTTTGAAGAACTGACTTCGCTTTACCCAAAAGATTTCACATTTACTCCAGTTCCGAGATTTTCTGCAATTAAAGACGAAGAAAATGGTGCGATTGGATGTACAAAAAGTCATATTGAGTGTTTGCGTACTGCAAAGGATAGTGGGTGGGACCATGTTTTGATACTGGAAGATGATGCATTGGTTACTCATCCCGAAATTTTGGTTCATCAGGTTAATTCTTTTCTTTCGCGGTTTCGCGATGAATGGGATGTCCTCCTATTTTCAGGAAACAACTTTCCACCTTTTAAGATAGAAGCGCCCGACTGTTTTCGAGTAGCGAATTGTCAAACTACCGGATGTTACCTCGTATGTAGCCGATATTATGATAAACTAATTCGCAATTTCGAAGAAGGTCTTGAAGGACTTATTGCGAATCCAGGAAATAAGGGTGCTTACGCATGTGATTCATTTTGGAAACGTCTTCAACAACAAGATAGGTGGTACTTGATAACGCCTTTATGTGTCATACAGCGCGCCGGTTATAGCGATATTGAAAAAAAGAATGTAAATTATGAAAGGTTGATGACTGATCTTGTAAAAAAGAGGCCACCCCCTGGAGGTAAATGGTAGAGACATATTATACATCCGTCAAATAATTATCAACGACCCACCACCCAAAATCGCGGTCACTTGGATAATGCAACCCGGCCATGATGCGGATATTCGCGATTTTGGTAGCGATTTCCATGATTGCCTGTGTTTTCGCAGGGAATTTTCGTGCAAGTATTTTTGCTAAATAATAGCCTTGAATTGCGTGTCCGGAAGGATATGCTGGTGTGTTCGCCGAATCGGAATGTAATAATGTCCCATTTTTCTCATTAATGATTTCAGGGGCAATATGCGCAGGTCGAGCGCGATTGTATACGTATTTTAACAACCTCGCTATAAAGAGAACACGCGAATTGGTCATAATACGGTCCATTTCTTCTACCGTCATTTCGTCTGGAGTAATCACAGAGCGAAATGCTGCTGCGGGATTCATATCCGTCATTCGAAAGAATGCAATGTCACTGGGCATTCGCTTCATGATGTAATCTGATACGACGACCTGAATTTCATTCCGACTATCCGGGAATGCTTTACCAAATCCAGGTACCGTCATATTAAATGATGGATACCACCAGTAATATCGTTTTTGTTGAACAAGAAGAACAATAATATAGACGATTGCTAAAGCAACGACGATACGAAACCGATCCGGATCGCGTTCGACAATATGATAATGATATGAATTGAAACGTTCGCGTAATTCAGTAACTGCGCCACTTTCTTTTTTAGGGGGAGGTAAGCCAATCCAGGTTCGAAATTCGTTAAATTGTGGCAATACAATCATTGTATTCTTTAATATATACTACTTGAAGCATATATTATAGCAAACTGGGGGGGAGGGGTCAGATAATTTCAGTGTGTTTAGACACGAAGAGGTGTGGGGAATCCAACCAGGTTGGCGCCGATACCGAAACCTGCACCAGTCCTGGCAGACACTGCAAGGCTGGGAACATAGGTATCAAGGATACTGAAGGTGGCAGCCGCAGTGAGAGCAATCAGCGCAACCTCATCAAATGACAAACTGCGCTTAGGGATGGCGTAGGCGGCGATAGCAACCATAACACCTTCCACCAAATACTTAATGGTTCTCTTAACGAGTTCACCTAAATCAAAAACTCCGGACATCTGAGAGATTTATTATAAATAATAAGAAGAAATTAAAATGGAATGAAATGAAATGAATGAAATGAATGAAATGAATGAAATGGAATAATGCGTTAAAACACTTAAATAAAGTATAACTTAGTATATTATAATTCATTTCGCGCTTCATTACATTTCATTTCATTTCATTTCATTATGTCATTTCCACCTCCTTTCGGCGTTGAATTAAAGCATACCTCATCGGGCGATGCAAATCCTAAATATATCGACTTGTTAGAGGAAGACAAGCCAATTGCTGGACAAAAGTTCGCATGTCTCTCTTTCGTTTCTCCGGAATCCATTTTGAAACAGAAGGATCATTTCTTTTTTGAGAAGTTTCTTCATTACTGGGATTATCAAAAGTCAATGGAGAAGTTCATCCAGTTTCTTAACTTCATGTCATTTAAGTACCATGTGAATTTCGACAAAATTTCTGCGGATTTTCAGGAGTTTGCTAAAGAAGAGAAAGAGATCCTTCAAAAGACAAATATCTACGACGAATACAAGACCTTTTTGGATAAACACGAGGACGATCTTGATAATGAGTTCAACGAGAAACACAACTTTCAGACATCCGTGCGCGGATTGAAGGTGCGCGGTGTCTTTGGCTCACAGAAGGAGGCAGAGTTGCGTTGCCAGATGTTGCGTGAGGTGGATCCCAATCACGATGTTTTCGTCGGGCCTGTTGGAATGTGGGTTCCCTTTCATCCTGACGCATATAAGACTGGACGAGTCGAGTACATGGAGGAGACCTTGAACCAGTTGATGGCAGAGAAGAAAAAGAATGAGGAACAGGCTAAGACTGAGTTTGATAAGCGTGTCAAGGAGACGAAGGCGAAAGCGATTCAGGAGAATATCAAGCTTGCGAAGGAGAGCGGAAATAAGTTGACACAGATGTTGGCCAAGGATGGGGAGACGTTGGTGGATGCGAAGCCACGTGATCTCGAAGGTGCGGGTGAGGGTGCGGGTCCGGGCGAGGGTGTGGGCGGAGGTATTTGGAATGCGGCGGATGACTCTGCATCAGTCACCATGACCGTTGAAGAGATGAGAAAGGAGCTCTTTGAAAGCGAGGATGTCGTCATGGATAAGAATAGCGATCATGGGTTGTCGAAGTTGGCGTCCGGTGCGGGCACAGGCACAGATGCTGACACAAGCAACTAAATTACAATATTCGATCTACTATTCTATTAGTCAATAGTTTTTCATAATATCATAATATAAGAGACAAGTTCATCTAATATTATGAAAGGA